GCCTCGCGTTCACGATGATCGCGTCGGGGATCCGGCGCTTCCACGCCGACCCAACCGTCGCGCCCACCAAATGGCCGACCTGGGTGCGCGACCCCGTGTTGTGCGAGCCGCGGAGCGTCCACATCAACGCCGCGCCGCCCGAGTCGAACGTGATCGCCGTCTTGGCTCCCATATTGACGAGGATCTGCGCAGCCAACGGCATCGATGCGTGACTGATCTCGACCAGGCCGACGCGGCCGTTCCGGAAGACGACGAGGTTCGACCGGCTGCACCCGTAGACGCCGTCGGTGCCGCGAGCTCCACAAGCCCACTGTTTCGGCGTCACCCACGGCGCGGTCAAAAACGATTGGGCGCGCCCGGCGACGACGAGGTAGGCGAGGCCATTCATGATCGACGCCGCTCCATGCCGGCGAGCGGCGCGGGCACCGAAGACGACGCGGCCGTTCCGGAGAAAGCCGACGGCGGGCGCGTCCATCACGCCGCGGATCCTGCGGCCCTGCGCGAAAACCGTGCCCGACGGCCGGTAGGTGGCTGGGCGCGTCTGGTACGTGCCGCCGTTGATCGCGCAGACGGCGCGCGAGCGGTGCTGGCCGGCCATCGCCCAACCCGGAACGGTGTGGAGGCGTTTGGAGTAGCGGACGAGGCCGCGGACGCGGTTGTCGCCGGGGCGCCATGAGCAGACGCGGACGTGGTGGCCGTAGACGATGAGGCCGTGCGTGCGGATCGTCGTCTTGGCGTTGAGGAAGGTGGCGGTGGGGTGGGCGTAGCTGGGCGCGGCGAACGCGGTGGCGAAGACGAAGACGCCGAGCGCGCAGCCGAGCAGGTAGCGGCATGTGGCAGTTTGGAGCATGGTGTGGTGTCCCTCGCTAGTTGTCGGGTGGCGATACAACCCGACTATACACACTTCCGGGATGGTGCGCAACGATAAACGGAGTGATCGTGTGGAAATCCGGAGCGGGCGCTACGATTAGTGCCGGTGGACGAGGCTCACGCCGACGCGCTCAAAGCATGGCGACACTCAGTCATGGACGCCTTACAGGCGTGCGGGCCATGCCCATCTGAGCGCGACGATGCGATCGAGGGCGGCATCCTCAGCCGGTGGATCGTGGTGCAGGAGTGGGTCGACCATGACGGGTCGGAATGGCTGCACGCTACGACGGGGCAGGGGGATGGGACGTGTACGCCGCCGTGGTGGACGGAGGGAGCTCTCGGCTACGCCTTCCGCGACACGGGAGACGACGATTGAGCACGATCGAGCGGCCACACACCCAGCCGCTCCGCCGGCCGCATGACCCGAACCGGCTGGCTGAGGAACACCTCGGCCTCGTCCATAGCGCGCTTCGCCGGCACCGCGCCGTCTACCCCGTCACGATGGACGACCTCGAATCCGCCGCGATGCTCGCCCTCGTCCAAGCGTCGAGGCGGTGGAACTCTGAGCGCGGCGTCCCGTTCACCGCCTACGCGCGCAGAAGGATCGACGGCGCGATCGTCGACGAGATCCGAAGGGTCAGGTACGGCCACACTCACGGTGAAGCTGACCCTCAGCCCGTCAGTACGAGCGACCACGAGTCGGCGGGCGCGACGACCGACAAGCCGGTGGAGGATCCCCAGCCGCTGCTCGACCAGATGACGCCTAGGCAGCGCCTCGTCGTCCAACTCCGCGAAGAGGGCTACTCCACCCACGAGATCGCCGAACGCCTCGGCGTGTCGAGCCGCGCGGTGCGGGCGGTGTCGTGGGCGGGGATGTGGCGCGCCGGCATCATGCCCAGCCGCCCACACCTCATCACCCGCGAAGACCTCTACGTCCTCGCCATGAACGCGGAAGGCGTCCCATTGTTGGAGCAGGCGGCGAGGGTGGGGAAGACGTATGAGGGCGTGAAGAAGCAGCGGATCCGCGTGATGCAGAAGCTCGGCGCAAGGTCGATCAGCGACGCGGTGGAGAAGGCGCGCGCTCTCGGCTTGCTCGATGCCGGCGAGGGGCAGCAACAGCTTTTCGGGTAGGCATTCTGCGCACCAGGGGTCTGTTCCCCCTTCACCAGAATGTCTCGCGGGCGCTCGGCTACCAACCGGGCGCCCGCGGCTTTTTCTGGGTAGGTGCCTACCGCCTAGTCCTCGTGTTCCGACACGGGGTCGATACGAAGCACCCACGTATGGGTGACCCCAGGAGGGAAGGAACACGATGACCGCACCTACGCACACCCAGGACGCAGCCGCCACCGCTTGGCGGATCGTCGGCTGCGACCCGTCTGACCCCTACATCGCCGAGCTGATCCAGCGCGGCGCGGGGCCGATGTGCGGCGGTGCCCCCGAGACGCTCACCCCAGAACAGGAAGCCGCCGCAGCCGCCAAGGCCGCGGAGGACGCCGCCGCGGAAGCCGCGAAAGCTGCCGCTGAGGGCGAGTCGGCGAAGCTCATCAAGGAACTCCGCGCAGAAGCCGCCGCCCGCAGGGTGGAGGCGAAGGAGCTCCGTGATCGGCTGAAGGTCATCGAGGACGAGCGCAAGACGCAGGAGCAGCGCGACGCCGAAGCAGCCCAGGCGGCAGCCAAGGCCGAGCGTGACCGCGAAGCCCAGGAGGCGAAGCGATGGTCAGCCCTGCGCGACCAGGCGATCCGCGGACAGATCCGCGGCCTCGCCACCGAACTCCAGATCCACGACGCGGACGCCGTCCAGGCGCTCCTCCCCAAGGACTTGGAGGTCGACGACCTCGGCGTGCCGATCAACTTGGACGCCGCGGTTCGGAAGCTCGTTCAGGACAAGCCGTTCCTCGCCAAGACGGGCGCAGGATCGGCCGGCAATCCGTCACGAGAGTCGCAGACGCCGACGGCGGCCGACCTCGCCAAGATGACCCCGCACGAGAAACTCGCACACGCGTACGCGCAGGGGTCAACCTCCTCCTGACCCTGAAAGGGCACTAGATCATGGCCGTTACCCTTGCACAGTCCGCCAACCTCTCGCTGAACACGCTTCAGCGCGGCGTGATCGAGACGTTCGTCGAGCTCTCGCCGATCCTCGACCGCCTCCCGCTCATGGAGGTCGAAGGCAACGCCTACGCCTACAACGAGGAAGCATCGCTGCCCGCGGTCGCGTTCCGCGCCGTCAACGGCTCCTACACCGAGGCGACGGGCACCGTCAACCAGAAGACGGAGATCCTCACGATCCTCGGTGGCGACGCGTACGTCGACCGGTTCATCGAGCAGACGCGGTCGAACTTCAACGATCAGCGCGCCGTCCAGACGCGGCTCCTCGCCAAGTCGGCTGTCCAGCGGTTCCAGTGGCAGTTCTTCAACGGTGACTCGTCGTCGGACGCCAACTCGTTCGACGGCCTGAAGAAGCGCCTCACGGGCGGCCAGGTGCTGACCGCCGGCACGAACGGCCTCCCCGTCGTCGGGAACGGCACGACCGACTGCGACGCCTTCTTCGACCAGCTCGACCAGCTCATCAACGCCGTCCGCCTCTCCGGCGGTGGCGACCCGGACGCGATGTACGCCAACTCGTCGATCATGACGAAGATCCGCGGCGCGATGCGCAGGAAGCTGCTCTACCAGAACTCGGCCGGCGTCGACCAGTTCGGCAAGACGGCCGTCGTCTACAACGGCATCCCGATCCTCGACGCGGGCCTCGACGGGCAGGGCAACCTGTCTCTGCCGCAGACGGAGACGCAGGGCACGAGCGCCGGCATCTGCTCGTCGATCTACGCGGTGAAGTGGGGGCAGGGCGAGGGCGACATCGGCGTCACCGGCCTCACCAACGGCGGCGTGTCCGTCCGCGATCTGGGCGAGCTCCAGACGAAGCCGAGCTACGCGACGCGGATCGAGTTCTACGTCGGGATGGCGATCTTCAACGGCAAGTCGGCTGCCCGCCTCCAGGGCATCCTCAACTCGTAGCCCATACCCCACCCCAAAGGGAGGCGGGTCGCCCCGACAGCGGCCCGCCCCCCCGGATAATCGAAGGGAGCCACACGATGGCGTCAGCAACGAAGGCGAAGGGCGGCGGCGTGACCGTCGCGTTCGAGGCGGAAGAGGTCGAGGCGCTCCTCCACGCCGCGAAGGGCAGCATCCTCCACGACGTGTACCTCGCCGTCAAGGCGCTCGGGTTCGAGCACGTCGACGGCGGCGCTCCGCAGGACGAGGCGTAGATCGTGGCCGACCCGACCTGCCACAACTGTCCCGAGGGGAAGCGCGTCGAGCGGTACGACCATCCGTGCCACGACTCGGCGAGCGGCCAGATCACCCACTACGTCCACGTCGCGCGGTGCCAGGAGTGCGGCAACCAGACGGTGAACGATGAGCCCGCCGAGTCTCCGAACATGACGCGGAGTTTCGAGGAGACGGTGAGCGGCGGCGAGCGCGTCACCCGCAAGTCGCGGCGGGGCGAGCCGATCGGCCCGCCGGCCGGCGCGATCCGCGGTGCCTAACGCGATCGGCATCGGCCGCAGAGTAGGCGGCGTCCTCGCCGGCTCGCTGCCCAACCCGACGTTCGAGCAGATCCGCAGCGGGACGACGGCGCAGCGCGGCGACCCCGCCTCCTACCTCGGCCGCCTCTACGCGGACAGGACGACGCTTCAACTCCTCCAGAGCGACGGGACGAGTTGGAACGTCATCGCCGGATAGCCGGCGTAACGGCCTACCTCTTGCCGTGTGGTGGCCGACCCGCGGCTATGCCGCCGCGCCTCCACGCCGACCGCCTCAACGCTCTCGAACTCCAGGTCGACCAGCAAGACGCGCGGATCCTCGAACTTGAGGCGGCGATGGCGATCCTCCTCGCCGCGCCCAACTGGACTGACCTCCCCGCACCCCCGGCCGAGGAGGCGGCATGAGCCGCGCGACGATGGCACCGCTCATCCTCCGCGTCCGCCAAGAAGCCGGCGACCCGCTCACGAGCGTCTTCACGGACGACGACTTGCAGCAGGCGTTGGAGGAGCACAAGTTCGTCGCCGTCGACCTGCCGCTCGAACCCGTCTGGGCGCGCGACGGGTCGGTACCCCAGTTCTGGGCTCCGATCGGATATTGGGAAGGCGACGGAGACGGCACCATCCCCACCTTCAAGTCCTCGTCGCTCGCGCCGCTGACGGCGACGACGACGGATCTCATGTCGGGCGTCTTCACCTTCACCGGAGCGCAGCCGCCCGTCTACATCACCGGCTCCGCCTACGACCTGTACGCCGCCGCCGCCGACATCTGCGAGCGGTGGGCGTCGAAGCTCGCGCGCGCGTATGACATGTCGGACGACAAGATCAGCCTCTCCAGGTCGCAGATGGCCGCCGGCTTGCGCGACCAGGCGCGGCTGCTCCGCCAAAGGGCGTACCCGAACACGATCCAGACGGGGCGGGGCGACATGGGGTCGGGGAACGTGCGTCCGTACGGAAGCTGGTAGCCGGTGTTGGAGCAGTGGGAACTCGACGCGGCCCGCGCGGATGTGCAGGACGTGATGCCCGACTCGTGCCAACTCCAGACGGCCGCGCTCACGAACGACGGCCAGCTCGGCCGCAACGCCAGTTGGAGCACGGTGGCGACGGTTGCGTGTCGGCTGGTGGAGATCAAGCCGGGCGTCCGCATCGGCTACGAGAAGTTGGTCGGCAGTCGCTTCGAGGCAACCTTGCTGTGGAAGCTCATCCTGCCCTACGGAACCGTGGTTGGTGAGGGGCAGCGCGCCATCGTCAGCGGGCGGACGTTCATGGTGATCTCAGTCCCCCAAGCCATGTCGGATCGCCTCACGGTGGTTGCGATCGTGGCGGAGCAGGACGCCCAGTAGTGGGGATGACCGTCGAGACGAGGGTGGAGTGGAACGGCGCGCCCGAACTCGTCGCCGCGATGAGCGAGGCGGTGCATGAGGCGACGCAGGACGGCGCAGCATTGACGAAGCAGTGGATCGTCGCGATGGGTGCCGTCGACACCGGCAACATGCTCAACTCGGTTGACGGCCATCTCGCCGCGCCCGGCGAGGGCGGCCCGCTCGTCGGCAAGATCGAAGTCCAAGCGCCGTACGCCGTCTACGTCCACGAAGGCTACCACTTGGTGGCGTGGGGGCATCCGACCGGCCGGTACATCTCGGGCCGTCCATTCCTCGCGAACGCGTTGGTGGCGACGCGGGCGATCCTGTTGGCGAAGCTGCGAGCGTTGGGGTTGCGCGGTGGACGCTAGACAGGCCATCGAGCGGAACCTGAACACGCTCCTCGGAGCGGACGCGACGCTGCTCTCGCTTGCCACCGGGGGAGTCTTCATCGACCCGGTACCGCCGGGCGCTGCGCGGCCGATGGTCGTCGTCGCCGTCCAAGCCCCCCAAGCCGACACGTACACCCTCCGCAAGCGCATAGAAGAGGTCACCGACTACCAGGTCAAGGCGATCACCGACGGCGAATCCAAGGTGGTCGGTCAGACGATCGCCGCGCGCATCGACGCCATCCTCAACGACGCGACGCCCACCCTCGAAGCCGGGTGGATCGTCCTCAACATCCGC